ATGGCAGCTTTTACTTCAAGCTGTACTCTTGACATGGATTTTGCAGGAGGTGACGACATTATTGATGGTGCTGACATTACATCTACAGGCTTCTGTGCTGCAGGTACTAATGGTCAGACTAACACAGTTGTAGGAAGTGCAGCTTCAACTTACACACAATTTATCACAGCGACTGATACAATTGATTGTACGATTGCAGGTGCAGCTCCTGCGACAGGCAGACTAAGAGTATATGCAACAGTTATTGACCTTTCAGGTCATGGCTTAGACGATGCTCCTGCTGATGTCGATAGAGACCAATTAGCTTAATTAGCTAGATACAGGGTGGCAGGGAAACTTGCCATCCTTTTAACACGAGTTTATTATGGCAGAAACATTCCTTACACATACAAATAGAGTTATAGCACGATTAAATGAAGTAGCATTAACTTCATCTAATTTTACCTCTTCACGAGGTATACAGACACAGTGTAAAAATGCTGTCAACGAAGCTGTAAGATATATTAATCAAAAAGAGTTTCAATATCCTTTTAATCATACAACAAAAACACAAACACTTACAGCAGGAACAGTTAAATATAGCATACCTACAGATGCTAAAACTGTAGATTACAATACATTTAGATTAGTAAAAGATAGTGATTTAGGTGTGAGTGGTGGTAGACTATTAATACTTGATTATAATGATTATGTAAATTCTTACATAACACAAGAAGATGAAATAGTTACAACAACATTAAGTCAATCTCATACTGATTCAGTTACAACAATTACAGTGGCTAGTACAACAGGTTTTGATAGTGCAGGAACTTTGCACATAGGCAATGAACAAGTTACATATACAGGCACAACAAGCACAACATTTACAGGTGCTACAAGAGGTGCTAATTCAACAACAGCATCAGCACATGATAGTGGTGTTCAAGTAGCACAGTTTGATAGAGGTGCTATACCAACTTATGTAACAAGAACACCTGACAACAACTACATTCTTTATCCTTACCCCAACAAATCTTTTTCTATAAAATACGACTACTTTACATTTCCTAGTGATATGTCAGCACATGATGATACTACATCTATACCTGACAGATTTGCACCTATTATAGCAGATGGTGCAACAGCTTTTGTATATCAGTATAGAGGTGAAACACAACAGTATCAACTTAATATGCAAAGATTTGAACAGGGCATTAAAAATATGCAGACATTATTAATTAATAGATTTGAGTATGTTAGGTCTACATATATACCAAGAACAGGTTATTCTAATACAGCAGACATACCATTAAGGTTGACATAATATGCCTGACCAATCGCAAACATCACCTTCAGCGTTTGTATGCGAGGGTGGCTTAGTTAAAAGTCGTTCAACTTTTATTATGCAACCGGGACAAGCGTTAGAGTTATTAAACTTTGAGCCTGATATCGAAGGTGGTTACAGAAGAATAAATGGTTTTAGAAAACACTGTAATCATATCGTACCTCAAACGTCATCTAGTTCTGAAAAAATTTTAATGGTAGCATTTTTTAATAATAATATTGTTGCCGCAAGAGGTGAAAAGATATTTAGTTCAGCGTCAACTGAACTAGCGATTGCAATAACATCAAGTGCAACAATGTCAGGGTCAGGAACTATAACTGTAGATAGCACAACAGGTTTTAGTTCAAGTGGTACATTACAGATTGACTCAGAAATATTTACATACACAGGTGTTACATCAACAACATTTACAGGTGTGACAAGAGCAACAAGTTCTACAACAGCTGCAGCACATTTAGTTGATAGTGCAGTTTCTGAGAGTTGGACAGAAAGAGATACAGGTAGAACCAACGCAGGTAAATATACGTTTGAAAGATTTAACTTTGATGGCAATGAAAAAATAATTGTCACAGATGGTACAAACGACCCAACAGTTTTTAATACATCTTTCTCTGCAACAGATGTTACAGAGTCAAGTGTAGAGGGTGCTAAGTTTGTAACTGCATTTAAAAGTCACATGTTTTATGCAGGTATGTCAAGCACACCACAAACATTAGTATTTAGTCAGCCATTTGATGAAGATGCATTTAACAGTGGTAGTGGTGCAGGTAGTATTAAAGTTGATGATACTATTGTAGGAATGAAGGCTTTCCGTGGTGACTTATTTGTATTTTGTGAAAACAGAATATTTAAACTAACAGGAAGTTCATCAAGTGATTTTGCAATAACACCTGTTACAAGAAACATTGGCTGTATAAATGGAGACACTATACAGGAATTTGCAGGTGACTTAATATTTTTAGGACCTGATGGATTACGTACAGTTGCAGGTACAGCAAGAATTGGTGACGTTGAACTTGGAACTATTAGTGCAAACGTACAGTCTATATTTGATGAAAATTTAGTTGATGCAGCTTTATTTGAGTCAGTAGTTATACCTGATAAAACACAATATCGAATATTTTTTTCTAAAGATGGACAAGGCGAAGATAACACAAGAGGTGTTATATGTGTTATGAAAGGTCAAAACTTTGAGTTTGCAGAGTTAAGAGGTATAAAACCATCTGCAACAGACACATTTGTAGAAGCAGGTGATGTATTAGTTCTACATGGTGGGTATGATGGATTTATACATAGACAAGAAAAAGGCAATGACTTTGATGGAACAAAAGTATCAGGTAGATATAGAAGTCCTGATTTAACTTTTGGAGACCCCGGAATAAGAAAACATATGCAAAGGGTCATAGTCAACTATAAACCTGAGTCAGCTATTAATGCTGATATGTTTGTAAGATATGATTATGAAGATAAAAACTCTTCAAGACCTGCAGCATATCCATTAGATTCTGAAGACGTGGTTGCTATATATGGTACATCAACTTATGGAACACCTACATATGGTGGTGCATCACAACCATTGTTAAGACAATCCGTAGAGGGTTCAGGTTTTGCAGTAGCGTTAAGAGTGAATGACAATGCTACAACAGCACCATACTCATTAAAAGGATTTCAATTAGAATATCAGTTAGGAGCAAGAAGGTAAATGGGAGCAACGTATACACGACAATCATCTTATACAGATGGTGACGTAATCACAGCAGCACATACTAACGATGAATTTGACCAACTATTAGCAGCCTTTCAAGCAAGTAGTGGACATACTCACGATGGCACTGCCAACGAAGGTGGTCCTATAACTAAGTTATTAGGTAATACATTAACCTTTGGTGCAGGAACTGCAGGAACAGATATAACAATAACATTCGATGGTGAGACATCAGATGGTGTTCTCAAATGGATGGAAGACGAAGATTACTTTGAGTTTAGTGATGACATTTTAGTTGCTTCAACAGAGAAGTTACAGTTTCGTGATACAGCAGTCTATATTAACTCATCAACAGATGGACAGTTAGATTTAGTAGCAGATACAGAAATACAGATAGCTGCAACAACTGTAGATATAAATGGTAATGTAGACATATCAGGAACACTTACTGTAGGTGGTGCATTAGATTTTAGTGAAGCTAATATATCAAATGTTGGAAGTCTTGGACTAGATTCTATCTTTGGTGATGCAGATACAAATACATCTATTACATTTTCAGGTTCTGATGTTATTACAATTGCAGCAGGTGGAGACAACCAAGTAACTTTTACTAATGGTGGTATCGTACCTTCTACTAACAACGATATAGATTTAGGGTCAAGTTCTGTACAATTTAAAGATGCTTTCTTTGATGGCACAGTAACAACAGATGCTATTGTAGTTGCAAGTACAATAGGACATGATGATGATACAGATTTATTAACACTTGCAGATGGTATTGTTACAGTTGCAGGAGAAATATCTACAACCACTCTTGATATAGGTGGCACTAATGTAACAGCCACAGCTACAGAATTAAATATAATGGATGGTGGTACATCTGCTAGCTCAACAACTGTTGCTGATGCAGACAGAGTTGTATTTAATGATGATGGCACAATGAAGCAAGTTGCTGTTACAGACTTAGCAGCTTACTTTGATGATGAAATTACTGCAATGCCAAACCTTACATCTGTAGGTACACTAACAACACTTACAGTTGATAATGTAATAATAAATGGCACAACTATTGGTCATACAAGTGACACAGACCTTATAACTTTAGCAGATGGTATTGCAACAGTAGCAGGTGAAGTATCTGTAACTACATTAGATATTGGTGGTACTAATGTAACATCAACTGCAGCAGAACTAAACATAGTAGATGGTGGCACTAGTGCAACATCAACAACATTAGCAGACGCTGATAGAGTTGTAGTAAATGACAACGGAACGATGGTTCAGGTTGCATTGACTGACTTTGAAACATACTTTGAGTCAGCTTTAGATACACTTTCGAATGTAACTACTGTAGGTACACTAGATAGTGGTGCTATATCTAGTGGCTTTGGTAATATAGATATTGGTTCAAGCACAGCAAACTTTGGTGCTACAACAGTAGACAGTTTGAGTGCGTCAGATGGAAATATAACTAACGTAGGTGATATTGCACTTGACTCAATTAGTGCAGATGGAACAGATATTAATGTAGCTGTATCAGATAATTCAGGAACTGCATTTACAATCAAACAAGGTTCAGATGCATACTTTATTGTTGATACTGGTAATAGTAGTGAGTCTATATCAATCGGTACAGGTGTATCAGGCACAGCTATAACATTAGGTCATAGCACATCAGAAGTAACTGTAGCAGATAATTTAACAGTTACAGGTGACTTAACAGTATCAGGTACAACAACTACTGTAAATTCAACTACTGTAAATTTAAATGACCACAACATTGTATTAGATAGTGGCAATAGTACAAGTGCAGTTATTAATGGTGCAGGTATTACAATAGAAGGTGGGTCAGGTGATGATGCTACATTTACATATAATACTACAGGACCTCAGTTTGAATTAAAGTTAGGTTCTAGCTTTGAAGATTTACAAACAGCTAAACTAACTGCTACTGAATTAGATATATCAGGTGATGCAGATATTGATGGTACATTAGAAGCAGATGCCATAACAGTTAATGGTACAGCACTTAATACTGTAATTGCAGGTGTAACAGTTACAGATGCAACAAATTCTGCTCATGTATTAGTTACAGACAATGAAAGTACCGATGAAGATAATTTAATTACTTTTGTAGAAAATGGTACATCAAGCACAGGTAATGTTGGCTTGGAGATGGATGGAGACTTAACATATAATCCAAGCACAGGAAGACTAACAGCTACACAGTTAGCAGGTACATTACAAACTGCAGCACAGGCTAATGTTACTTCTTTAGGAACACTTACTACACTTACAGTTGACAATGTAATTATTAATGGGTCAACAATAGGACATACAGGTGATACAGATTTAATGACTGTGGCTAGTGGTGTATTGACTGTTGCAGGTGAAGTTGATGCTACAAGTCTTGATATTAGTGGTGATGCTGACATAGACGGCACACTTGAAGCAGATGCAATTACTGTAAATGGAGCAACTCTAAATTCAGTCATTGCTGACGAAGCAACAGCGTTAGCTATAGCACTAGGATAATGCTTGACAAACAAGCAATTTTCGTGTATAATTATATAAAAAAGGAAAGGTAAAATGGCAAATACATTTAAAGTAGTAACTTTTGCAGCTGAACCAAATTCAGCAGGTACACCTTATACTGTCTATACTACACCTAGTAGCACAACAACTATTATTTTAGGATTAGTGTTATCAAATATTCACACATCACAAGTGACAGCAGAAGTTGAACTTGTAAGTGATACATCAGGTGGTGGTAGAGGAGCAACAAACGGAACTGCATTTTTAGTTAAAGATGCACCTATACCTGTAGGTTCTTCTCTTGAATTATTGGCAGGTAATAAAGTTGTCCTTGAAACAACAGATGCAATAAAAGTTGACTGTTCAGTAGCAGATAAATTAAGTGGCACATTAAGTATTATGGAGATAACCTAATGCCGTATATAGGTAAAGATGTTCCAACAGCATATCAAAGTACAACAGCCGTACAGAGATTTAATGGTGATGGAAGTGATACAACATTTACATTGACAACAGCCGTAAGTTCTGTGCAAGATGTATTAGTATCTGTGGATGGTGTGGTACAGGATACTGCAGCTTATACAATACCTGATGGTACAACTTTAACATTTACTGCTGCACCTTCAAGTGGCACAGGAAATATATTCGTAAACTACCTTGCACCTCAAGCATCAACAATAACACCTGCTGCTGAGAACAAAGGTAACTTTAAAGGTGGTGGATTGTTCAGAACAAATGCCCAATCATTGACAGCAGATATAACAATACTTGCTACAGAAAATGCTAACGTAACAGGACCTTTTACAGTTGATAGTGGAGTAACACTTACAATAGAATCAGGTGGAACATTGGTGACATTATGAGTACATTACTAGCAGATACAATTAGAAAAACTGGTGGAACAGCAGGGGTAGATATAAGAGTTAAAAATACTTCTGTGTATGAGTCAGATGGTGGTACAAGTATTACACAGAATCTTGTTCAAGGGGTAGCAAAGGCTTTTATATTTTGTGATAATATTACAGCAGTTAAAAGTTTTAATATGACAGGAACAACTGACCATGGCACAGGAAATTATACATATTCATTTACTAATAATATGTCTGATGCTAATTGGTTAATTTCACATGAAGCAGGATTAGAGGGTGCAACCTATGGTTTATATTTAGAGGATTCAACCACAGGTAAAACTTCTAGTACAATTAGATTTCAAACAATGTCTATATCAAATACTTTACAAGATGCAGGAGAAGTTCAACAAATTTGTTTTGGAGACTTAGCATGAGTACAGTAAAGACTAACACTCTTACAGGCACAACCACAGCAGGTTCAATTGCCGTAACAGGTGAAGGTAATTCTACCACGACTAATCTGCAACAGGGTTTGTGTAAGGCTTATGCAACACATACTGCAGCAGTTTCTGTATTAGATAGTTTTAATGAAAGTAGTGTTTCAGATACAGGAACAGGTCATTTTGGTTTAAATTTTACTTCTAATATGGCTAATGCTAATTATGTAGGCACTGGTTCTAATATTGGAAGTGATGACTCTTTTGCTACAGGTTTTATTTCAGACGGAGCAGTTCCCTTATCATCAAGAATGGATTATCAATTTAGAAATTATGATACAGTTGTTGCTACAGACCAAGACTTTCAAAGAGTTATGACACATGGAGATTTAGCATAATGGCTTTTGGTAATTTAAAATTTGATACGCTGACAACTTCTGATTCTAAGAACACAAACACAGAAAAGTCACTAGATACAAGTTATTTGTTTAATGGTGTAGCAAAAAATTGGATGAGTGCAACTGAACCGGGAAGTGTAGGGGATTCATTTAATGTTTCATCTACATCAGATGATGGTGACGGAATACACTCAGTTGTTCTTACTAATAATATGGCATCTGCTGCTCATGCTGTTGTTACAGGTATGCAAGATGCAGATATGGCTTGTCTTGGAGAAACTGGTAGAGCAAGTACAGGTTACATGGTAACTTTACTTCAAAGAGCAGATTCTTTAACAAGAACAAATGGCGACCATTTTACTGCATTACATGGAGATTTAGCATGATAAAAACACCTGAGTTTCAAGGAACACATTTATGGGAACGATTGCATTGGGCGAAAGAGAACCTAGACAAAGTGCAATCAGATATACGAGTAGTATATGAAGACCCTGAAGATATGGACAATCCTGCAAAGATATTAGTTCCTGACCCTAATTGGATGGCTTGTGCATTACAGGGTGGTATATTACCACCTGTTGAAGTATATTGGGAATTAGCAAAAGACGAAGCACAACCTGATTTTGAAAAACATACGAGAGGGTATTTGTTGCATAACACTAAACCGATTGAAGCAATGACAGAAGAACAAGCAATAGAATACTTAATCCGTAAAGATATTCCACAACGTGTATGGCGAACATGGAATGAGGGCAACAAACCAAAGATGGTTATATGCCGAACACATCAACTGCCTGAACATCGTCAATGGCGAAACGCATGGCAAATAACCGATGATATAGAACTAGCAGCATAAGGAGAAAAATATGACAAGTTTTATCGTAGATAAGGATGGCAACCAGATTGATGCATCAACAGTTTCATCAAAGCCATCAGACCGACATTTTAGAAATGCTTGGGCAATTTCTGGTAAAGTTATTTCTGAAGACATGACTAAGGCTAAAGAAATATTTAAAGATAAAATAAGGGAAGTAAGAAGTCCTTTATTAGAAGCTGAAGATGTAGTATATATGAAAGCACTAGAAGCAGATGATTCTACTGCTAAAACAAATTCAGTTAATAAGAAGAAAGCATTAAGAGATGCACCTGCGGCAAAAGCCATTTCAGATGCAGACACTATTGATAAATTAAAAGCAGCGTGGGATACATCTGTACTTGGTGACAGTCCTTACGCATAAGGAGTAACTATGGCTTTAACTAAAGTAAGAGGTAGTGGTTTAGGTACATTAGGTGATGGAACAGCTAATGATAAATTAATACTATTTGATGGCAACGCACAAGATTATCATATTGGTTTAGATGACAGTGCAGATACATTAAATATTGGTAAAGGTTCTGCATTAGGTACAACCACAGCCATGACCTTTGATGCAAATGGTCAAATATTAAAACCACTACAATGTATGTTTGAAGTAAGAGCAGATACTACTCAATCAATAAACCATGGTAGTACAACAAAAGTAACTTTATGGGGAACAGAAACTACTGATATTGGAGGTAATTTTGCAAGTAATGCTTTTACTGCACCAGTAACAGGGCATTACTTATCTACAGGCGTATTAACTTTTTCTCAAATGGCAGCAGGTTCTCATATATCATTAAGCTATTTTCATACACCATCTGGTAGTGGTAGTGATTCTTTGTTAAAATATGCATATACTGATTCAACTGAAATTAATATCACACATCCTGTAGTGTGGACTAATATTTTAAC